AGTATGAATAAAATGATTATTAATGTTGTCATATACTATTTAATAAATTTTTAAGTCCCTCGGATTTTATACTCCCTAAAGCCTTGGTTTTTGATGTTTTACTATCTTTGTTCGTCTCCAATATAAAATTCTTCTTTGGCTTCTCCACATTCGTTTTAAATTTATGAAGCCACTCAATTTCCCATTCAATCCTAGCAGCCATCATATCAGCCTGATGTAATATATAAGGTAATGATGTTCTTGGTTTTTGTTCTGGAGTAAATGATACTAGATATTTCTTATTTGCCTCATCATATAAACCATCATGAGTTTGAATTGCTACCATCTCATTAAATGAATACTTAATACCATGTGATTGAAGCATATATAACCCTCTATCAGGTACAGATGCAAACGCTAAACGATTATTAAACATATAATCTTCTCCTAATTTATCCTTACGCCATTGATCGGTTTGTGGGATATACGATTCATATTGTTCATCACCCATCTTACCCAGATTATGATTTATTGCTGAGAATACTAATTCCTCAACAGTATATGTAGATGTATCAACACCTGTTTTTACCCATACTTCATTTACAGCTAAAGCAGCATCTACTACTCGTAATACATGGTCTACATATCCTCCTGGAAATGCACTATGATACTCTTTTTTATGAGCGGCAGGCATTAACATAATACGTTCAGAATATTCCTCATAAAATGATTTCAATTCAGATCTACGAGGTTCTGAAATATATGTATCTATACGTTTCATTAAAATTTCCCAATTATCTTGGATTTGTTCTGCTGTTAATTTCATAACTTCTTATTTATATTAGATTGATGTATTTAATTCATTTCCAGTTCTAGGTTCGTATTCAATATACGACTTTACCTCATCCACCAGTTGTTTCATTTCAGCTGTAACCGCTAGATATTCATCTAGATCTCCGCTTCGTTTAAAAATAAAATCTAACCTTGTTAAATTAGACTCCAATTTCTCCATCTTTCTTCTAATAATTTCTCTGTTTACCATATTGTTTGTTTTTAATATTATATTTATCCGCCCCCTATTTCTATCCGTCTCTTATCTTCTCCTATTTCTCTCTTCATCTTATCTACTTTCCCCTAAACCCGTAACTAGAAAATACGATCTTTTCTTTACGCCTCCAAGCTCTCCATAGCGAAATCTAAAATTTTCTTTATAACCGCGCATTTTTCATATTCTTCAGTACTAGTAAAATAGTTCATGGATGTTATAAGTGCGACAACCAAATAACTATATGTCGTTCTAGTTCGTATAGCGTGCCTATGATCCTCATCATTTAAATCAAGAAGTAATAGAAACATAAACGCTTTATTATATACAAGGGCATCCCCAGCTTCACATAACATATCAGGATCGTAATGATCGTCTTTGAATGTATTTTTAAGCTGGAGTTTGAACACATTATTATTTCTTATTAATTTTTCAAACATATTAACCCAAAATAACGGTTTCTCATATAATTCCACAACTGCGTTATCAGTTTCAGTTAGCGGTTTATTTTCGGTTTTATTGTCGAATAAAGCGAATATTTTATTTAAGTCCATATATATAAATATATGTTAAGAATAAAAAAGCACCGATATTACTACCGGTGCTAAAAACATGAATAATGAACAGTATTTAACGAGTAAGATTTAAATATGTATAGTTCATTTTATGAGACCGAGTTGGGTCAACTTCAGCCTACCTCGTAATATTTGTAGTCAGGACAGGATTCGAACCTGTATCCTCTAATTAATCGTTAGCCGTTTTATCAATTAAACTACCTGACTGATAAAAAACCAACTACTTAGAAGCTGGTGTCACTGTTTTAGTTGATTCGGTTGGTGTAACCGTTGTTGTAGATACAGTTGTATCTGTGACTACTGTTGTAGTATCTGTTGTTGGTACTGTGACGTTATCTGACTCTTTAGAGGTGCAAGAAACGGCTAACATTGATGCGATCACAATCGCGGCGAAAATCATTTTTTTCATTTTTTTACGTTTTTATGTTTGTTTAAATATTTACAAATTTTGGGTAACCAAGGCTTATAATGGATGGTACATATCCATCATTTCACCTGTTCATGAGCACCTGTTAGGTACCTTGGTCTTGACCCTTTTATATCTTATTACTATTTTAATTGTTATACCATAAATATAACATCATATTCTTGGTTTTCCAAACTTTTCTTGAATTAAGATAATATTATTTATGTTATATCCCAATCCATCGCTCCAACTTGAAGACATTCTTCAATTGATGCATCTTCAAATTCACGGGCATGTTTAATTGCTGATTCAAGAATTTCCCATTCTAACCCAAATTCTTTAGCACGGCCCAATATATACCGTATTTCATTTGTTTCTTCCATATTAATTATATTTTTTACCTATTTCTGTTACAATATCTTTTGCTTTATCTACACTTATAGCGAAAAATTCCCGTTGACTATTAACTCTATATGCATCTAAATACGTATGTATTTCTTTCTCTAAAAACTCACCCTCATGAGCTTTAAAAGCAAATTCAACTTTGAACGGCAGTGCTACACCTGTTGATCTAGATATCTGTATCGCCCTTTCTTCAGGTGTACTTATTGTATATCCTATTTTAACCAAACCAGGCATTGCTTCATTGGATAAAATATATATCCAATATCTTCCTTCCCCTTCTCTTATTGAACGTAATTTCTTCTTACCAGTATAATATATTACATTTTCCCAATTCTTCTCAACACATGGGACCAAAGTGAAATACTCAGCTGGATATTTAAACATATCGTCTGATACACTTACATATTTATCGGCTTCTTCAGGTGTTAAATATTTCATATTTAATGTTTGAGTGGACTCTGTAGGGCTTGAACCTACGACCCCCTGATTATGAGTCAGGTGCTCTAACCAACTGAGCTAAGAGTCCGTAACTAAATATTATTAGTTTGCATATTCTAATGCCAAGTCATACAATTTCTCATTCAAAACCATGTCTTGACGGAAATTCTTAATTTTACGAGCTTTACGATTCTTATTAGCATAACTGTAATTAAACATACCATGTACTAATTTTTCCTGAATAACATTAAATATGCTCCATAAATCATCTCCTTGATCCTCATTTCGGGTAGGTAATAATAACCCATCAACATCGACATGAATGTTAGATAATTCTTCTTCCGGAAATCTTAACGCGATTGCTTTAGAAGCGAAATCTTTAGCCTGTTCATCGTTTAATTTAGTGGATTTAAATTTATTCATTGAATCAACAGTCAGTGGTAATTTCTCAACCATTTCCTTAATAGTGGCTTGTAATGTTTCAAAATCATAACCGTAGTGACGAATTTTCATACTCTCAAATTCTTGGGTGGAAATAACTAATCCATTTTCACAAACCATACGAAACAAACCAGCTGTAAATGTAAATGCATTTTTACCGTCATGGCTATTTGTCAATAAAATTTGTGGATAAACTGTATCTCCATCATCACCATCAATGATTATATCATTGTTTCGAAACACAACCAGGTGCTTTTGGTAACCGATTTGCTTACGAGCTTTAACCTCTTTAGCATCAACCACATTCCATCCCAATAATGCCATATCATCTATGATACAGTTGGTGGAAATGTGTGAATACTTGTCAGATGTTGACTCTGCACCCTGCTCAGTAAATACAGATGGCGCGATTTTCTTAATTTGCTCTTGAGTTAAAAACTCGTTGTTGTTGATGTTTAACATAACCTTTATTTTTTTAATTATTTTATATCATAAATATACGATATCCTTTTTGAGTAGCCAAATATTTTACCGGAGATGTTTTAATTTACCCATGCATTATTCCCACACCCTCTTAATCCTCCGTATATATCTATATCACTTCATCAATTATACCGTAACTTAATGCTTCCTCCGCACTTATATACCAATCTTTATGTTCCCGTTTTAAGGTATTCAGTTGTTTTTTTGTTAAAGTAGTGCGTTCCAAGATTAAATTATCACATAAATTTTCAATTCTATTCAATTCTCCCAACTCACTTTTATGACCAGTTAATTTCATATAACCCAAATCAAACCCTCCTTCATGATACATAAATGTACTGTGTTTACTCGCGACGCGATGATGTCCAACAGTCATGATTGTAAAAGCCATTGATAATGCTGCTCCGTAACATATTGTATGAACTGGGATAACACTGTTTAAAATAGCATCAATAACACCAAATCCACGGTAAATATCACCACCATATGAATTAACGATAAGTTTTATGGGCTCACATTTACCCGCGTTTTTTCCCGCGTCTATGTGGTTTATCTCGTGTATAAACTGTATAACATCGTTTGAATTTTCCTCGTCAATATCACCCAATGTTATAATACGGTGGTCATATGATGGTTGGGATGATTTTTTCATATTACGGTTTGTTGATAAATATTATTACTTACTTTTCTTTGGGCGACCACGTTTACCACCTTTTTTAGCATTTGTTTGGGCTAATTTAGCTTCACGTTGTTCAGGTGTATATTTTGACGGACGGCCTTTTTTACCACTACTTTTAGACTTACGTTCTATTTTTTCTTGTTCACGTTTTACTCTCTCATCATCGGATAATGGTTTACGACCTTTTTTACCCGGTTCTTTATTTTCCACGATCTTGAATACCTTTTCTTTTTCTTCTGATTTCTGTCCAAATTTCTTGATACCTAAAACATATGGGTGAACAATAACTTGATCTAAATCATAATTGTATATAGTACCATTATCATGATATACTTCAAACCCACCGTTGGGGAATGATTTTTTATCACCGGGCATGTACATACCTTTTAATGTTAGATGTTCATCTGGGTTATCAAAATAATCTGCCGGCAATACCCGTACAAATTTTACAAAGTTTTTAAATTTTGGATCAATGTCCTCATATACCTTATACGGTATATAATTGTCTTTTAATTTTTCTGTTACTTTCATATTTCTTTATTTCCATAAATATACGTATATATCTTGGGTATGCCAAACTTTTTCCAAAAAATTCTGTTTAAATCACGGGAGATGTGGAGGGTATATGCGTATATACAATCGATATGTAGAGGGTGTAGAGATCTATTTTTTAATATACTCCCTTTTCTATACACTACCTCACGCTATATGGATATCAACGCACGTGGGAGATTACCACATGACCACAACGATTGCCGTACGTACGTACGCCGGGACTTCCCGGCGCCGCACACACGACATAATAAAAAATAAAGAACAAAATTCAAGCGTTTTTATTGCTTTGGCAGTCAGGACAGGAATCGAACCTGTTAGAGTCGCCCACACTTGTTCGGGGCGGAGTATTTTAATACTACCTTCAACATCCCTCTATAAACCAATTTTACCCGACTATATTGCTCCTTAAAAACCATTCCAATGCATTGGACAAGAAAGTGGGGAGACGTTGTTTCTACTTATATAGGCGGCGCGGCAAAAGCGTTTATAAGAAAAGCACACACCCGATTTTCTGTTTTAAAGTGGGGCGTTAAACCGCCCCCGCGTAATTAAGCTTCCAATTCGACTTCGATATCTAGCATCTCGTTATCGGTATCGGACTTAATTGTTTTTGGACGTCCACGTTTAATTTCATAACCCGCTGCTGCGCGTTCGGCTCGTTTAGCTAATACCGCTTGACGTTTACTACCTTCTACTACTGGACGACCTTTTTGTTTTGTTGTTGTTGTGTTCATAACCTTTATTTTTGTTTTTTTATTATTAATTAAATATAACATTTATTCCCTGATGAGCCAAACTTATTCTGTAATATCTTCTGCATCATATTCTGCCTCGTTATTGAAACTCTCGGTAGTAATTCTTGTACCCTTACCTTGCATCACCATATCGATTGCTTCTTCTTCATTATCGGCTTCTACCTCAAATGTCTCTACAGTATTGGTAACTGTACTCTTGGTCACCTCAAATGTTTTTTTACTGAATTTATTAATGAGTTGCTCTTGTAGCCACCCTGTTAACGGTGTATCTTCTGGCATCGCATTTGTTACCTCAACATACATCTTAAGTGTTGATTCTA